ACATCAACAGCAATAGTTTGTGTTACGACATTGGCTACACGCACACCAATAATTGCATCATCAGAGTTACTGGTAATCAGTGTTGAAGCACTTGTTCCTATGTTTCTTGCTTTAACATTTTCAAAATCTTGAGCCATATATATCCTTGTATCAGAGCGCCACGGACATTGCAATTACAAAGCCAGCGGAAACCCCTGCGGCTCCACTAGAAGCTGATGTAATTCGTCCCTTAGCATCTACTGTTAAATTTGTTGCTGTGTAACTAGCTGCAGAAACCCCTGAGTTAGCGAGAGTCAAAGCACCACCAGATGCTATTGTTGCATCACCTGACATATCTACTTCTTGAAAACTTGTGCCATCTGCTATCAACATTTTGTTAGCAGTATTAGTTGGCATTTTAAATAAAGTACCTACGGATAACTCACCCATAGTACTTAAATTAGAATTTACTTTGTTTGTAATAGCACTTGAATAATTACCCATTAAAGAGTGAGATGAACATTGATAATACAATGTATTAGGTGTTTCTGAGTCTACGGCTATTTGCGTATATGCACCAGAACTACCAGGAGAACCATTTGTTGTTACACCTGTAGTGTACGCTGTTGTTTTATCAGCTTGTAAATAAAATAATAAAGGATGACCTGAGTTACTAGAATGAGAAGTATCAAATCTGTAGTAATATTTATATGACGTATCATTCCCTGCAAACTGTATCGCAGGTGATTCCAAACCATTTAAGAAATAAGCACTAGATGATCCTTGACCTGAGTAAGGATGCGCTGCTGTTTTCGTTCCAACTTTTGTTGTAATAATAATAGGATTAGAAGATGACCCATATTCTTTTGGTGATGGTAAACTTATTTTAGAAGAAGGTAATGTACAAAAAACATCTTTCGTGCCTGCAGAAAAATTAACTGCTGCATCACTATTAGAACTGGAGATAATAGAAGTTCTAGCAATGTTAGCACTTGATCCATCTAAGGTACCAAACCCTACTTCAAATTCATTAGCTGTTTGATGAGCTATTGCATAATACGTTGTATTAGAATTACCAATACCTGCAGCAAAAGTTTCAAAACCCGTAAGTGCTCCTGACAGAGCTATTGAACCCGTGCCAGTAGTAGTCGAGGTTTCTTTTACTCGATCATTTAGGACAAAAGCCATTTAGATCTCCTATGATAATCTTAATATAGCGTTTGTTGTATCTGCAGCGGGAAATGTAATTGTAAACGTTCCGTTTGATGCTGTAAAGTCAGCTCCAAAAGCTAAAATACAAACTGCATTAGTCGTTCCACTTCCACCATCAGTTGTGGTGTTATAGATCATAGCGCCATTTGCTGTAAAGCTAGCGGATGTCCATTGTGGATTGTTACTAAAATCAACAAATGCTGTACTAGCACTTGAACCACCTGTAACGGATTGACCAGTTAAAGTCTCGCCTCCTGCTGTGTAAGCAGAGCCAGATGTATTTGTAATTTCGTTTGAAGTTGAATACGCTGTAGTAGTTGCTCCTAAACTTGCACTTGATGTGAACAAAGCAATTTTAAAAGTATCACCACCGTTTGCGAAATCATGTTTGCTTTCCAATAATTCTTTTTTAAAGGAATTACAAACTGCCTGTGATATTGCCATTTTTATCTCCTATGGGTTTTGTGAAGGCAAAGGTAAACGAATAACACCATCTTGATACTCATCTCTTCTTCGTCTTCCTTGTTGTTCAATTGCAAGTCTTTGTACGGATTCATTATAACTTTTTTCGTACTGTGCAAGTAAATCATAAGGTCCTTTGAGGAATTTAAAAGCCTCAATAAGACAAGCATATAATAATACTTGTGGCGCATTTGTACTAACCCAACTTGTCGTGTTAGTTGCGGAAAGCCCTGTTTCATTACGATTCAAAGCTAATTCTATGTTATAAGCAAGATTGGGAGTTGGCGCAAGGTAAATTGTGTTTTGATCCCACATTGCATAAAATTTTGGTTGTGCTACAGACGTTCTATTAGGCCAATATTCGTTCATATAAGACACGTCTTTTTGAAGCAGTCTTATTCTTTCATTAGCGCTAGTTCCTGTAGTTTGATAAATAGAAGCATACCTGACAAAAGCCATTGTTGTTGGCGTAGAACCAGGAAGAGCAACAAAAGGATTTGATGCTGTTAAAGTAGCAAACTCATAAGCTCTAAATATATCTAAATCAACTTCTCTAAATATACGAAGCTCTGCTTGGTTAATAAAATCATTTACTACTGTTGTCGTTAAAACATCACTAGATGTTTCTGTATAACTTCTTATTTGATCTACTAATTCAGAATATGTTGTCATGATATACTCACTGTTACGGTACCTAGTCTACTAATAACTCTTGTGTCTTGATTAGCTTGACTTGTATTNGATAAAGGTCTCATTGTTCTTACTTGAACTGTTTCCATAGCNCCTGGNGCTGGAATAGGATTAAATTGTTGTATAGTTTGCATTTCAGTGTCAAAACTATTTTGCGATATACCTAAAGANATACCTGTAGTATTACCATTAACTCCTGTNACAGGATTAACATCACTTATTCCACTTAAAGGAACAGTAACACTAACTACTTGTGGTTTAGCATGTTGTAAAGATTGTGCATCTGTTGGATGATTAGTTGGATTTAATAAAGGAGATTTAGGTTCATATTCTGAAGTATGTACCCACGCNCCTGTCCATTCCTGTACCATTTCATNNTANGGATAGGCTTGTCCATCTCTATCAGATATTCGTAAAGCAAACCTTCCTGATGAATAACGAGCCATTAATATGTTCCTCCAATTAAACCTGCTTTAGGAACAAAATGAGAGCTTACATTTTCTCTATTTGTGTCCGCAGCTCTTTGAAACTCTTCCTCGTATACTTGTTTTAAAATACCAATTCTATCAGGTGCATATTTCATAGATATATAATAAGCTAACCCTGCTGTTAAGCACGGTAAAAAAGAAAAAGGTATTTCATTATTATTAGTGTAATCACCAGAATCTTTCATTCTAAGCATAGCATAATAAACTACTGTATAAGCAGCATCCGCTGCAGGATATAAAAATAATTTAGGATTAATTGTTTTTTCAAAATAAAATTGAGTAGGTCTACCACCAGAAGTTTTAACAGTGTAATTTAAATATGTTGATCTACTAATAGGAGAACAAGAATACTCATTATTATTAGAATCACGGATTACTAAATCTGTTATTTCTACAATTTGAGAAGCATCACTTGCTGCTGCACCATATAGAGCTGTACCACTTAACTCGATAGTGTTTGCAGCTAATGCTGCTGTTTGTTTTTGTATTGTCCAAAGATTAAGTCCTCTATTAGACCATTCAGCTAAAAGAAGATTTAATGAACGACGAGCGGTTTTAAGTTGGTACCCAGTACGATCCTGTAAACCGCATCGTTCAAAAGCTTCTTCGACTATTTCATCAATAGAGAAATCAAAATTTGCTGTGCTTGCATAAGTTGGCATTTAACTACTTAGCAATACCTGTGCCACGTTTAGCTATACCGCCGCCACGTTTATTAATGACTCCTTTACCAGTGCCTTTACCAAACTTACCGTAAGATTCATTTGCACTATCACGTAATTGTTTTTTAGTTCTTTTCTTTTTAACTCTCATAGCAATAGATTCATCTTTTCTATCTTTATAACCTTGTTGTTTTTTGCCAACTGAACCACCGTCTTTTAAACCCATTCCCATTGCCATTCTTTTATGTTGATTAATACCGCCGCCACCAGCACGTTTTTTAACCATACTGCCACCGCCTCTTTTTTTTGCTACTTTTTTCTTGCCCATCATGATAGACCTCCATCGATCTTTTTATATTTGTTCGCACGAGATACCACAACGTCTTGATAGTATTCGTCAGGCCACAACTTATAGTAACCTTGTTTGTGCAATTTATCAGAAGCTTGCTGCAATTGCGAGAACTTTTGTACCAGCATCATAGAATATTTATGTTCAGGATAAGACTCATGTATTTCTTTGTTTTCAGTGGGAGAAACAAGAAACTGCTGCTCAGATTCAGTAGCTGGATTAGATGGGTGAAAACTCATAAAATAGATGTCTTTTCTATTATACCATTCATTGTAGTCTTCTGTAGCTAAGTGTAATTCATCAGGAGAATAGCTATAATAAGGGTCACAAAATATCAATATTTCTTTTTTGGTAAAATCTAAGTTTTTAATACAATCATTTAATTCTTTTTTGTAAGTGCTGTGTTTAGTCTTAACCGCAATCCAAACCTTGTCATCAGCCCATGCTTTTTTAGCAAAAGGACAAGCAGGGACGCCACCTAAGTGTACATTAGATACCTCTAAAAAGTTTTTAGACCAAAGTCTAACGTCTTCTATTATATCTTGCCTTGACGGTTGTATTTTTTCCATGTCAATCTCTTTCTTTTATTCTTAGGTCTTGATTTGTTTGAGTGACCAATGCTCGTTCTTTTTTTAGTAGGTGTAAAATATTCGTTGTTAGGAAGTTTAACAGCCATTACTTCATTTGTGATAAAGGATTAGCAAGAGTTAGTTTAATTTGTTTATCAATGCTCTCTTGTAATTCTTTCATTTTTTCTTCTAAATCAAATTGTAATTTTGACATATCTTCTTCAATTGTATCTACGGTAATTTTTAAATCTTTAGAGTTATCTCTGGCATCTTCTTTAACTTGTTGCTCTACATCATTAACAATTTTTTCTACTCTTCTTACATCTTGCCGAAGGTCATTTTTGAGTTCGTTTGCCACATCACTTACTAAGCGGATTTCTGACATCATCATTTCCATTTCTTGCATTATCATTTCAACTTCTGTTTGTATAAGCTCTGTTTTGCTTTTCATTTCTTCTTTAGTTAAAGCAATAGTCTTATCAAACTCTGAAAGGTCAGGTGCTACATACGATGAAATAGAATCTTTCATATTAAGGTAGTCTTTATAAAATTCAAACACGCCCCACGCACCACCAAGTAAAGTACCAAGCGCTGTAAGGACCACGAATATTTTTCCGCCCTTGAATTTTAAACCCGCAAATTCCATTTCTGCCATGGCTATTCCGAAATTTGTTGCCATTGTTGCATTATCATCTCATCCATTAATCCATCACTTCCTGCAAATAAAAAGTATTGAGCTATGTTGTTAGTAGTTAACTCAGCATCAGGTATTACGTTATCGGTAAAAAATCCTTCTATGTCGTTAAGGCTTTGTTGACTATCAAAGAAAGATTTAGAGTTTCCTAACACTTGCATTACAATTAATGTTTTTAACTGATTTGCTGAGTCATATCTACCCTTATCACCCATCTTTTTTAATATTTTTTTAGCAGCAACTTCTTTTTTAGCTTCTTCTTTTTTTACCTCGTCTTGATCCTTATCCTTTGGTTCTTCCATATCTTCTTCGCTATCTTCATTTTCTTTAGCCTTTGATACGCTCTCTTGCGGCCCAGGCTCTTCTTCCGCATCAGCTTCAGGCTCTTTAGTATCTTCTTTAGTAGGTTCATCTTGTACCTCCTCTTGTTCTGGCTCAGAAACTTCAGGTTCTGGCTCAGGTTCTGGTTCACTTACTTCTGGTTCAGGTTGTGTTTCTACCTCTAGTTCCACTACCTCTGGTTCTGGCATTTCCATCTCCATTTCCATCTCTATTTCTGTCTCAACACTTGCCATCTCCACCTCTGGCATTTCCATCTCCATTTCTAGTATGTCTATTTCCATAACAGGCATTTCCATTTCCATCTCCATCTCCATCTCTACCATTTCATAGGAAACTTGATCGTCTGGTTCTTGTATTGGTTCTATTTCTATCTCTCCACCTGGTTGTTCATTAAAATCATTGTGATCAATAATGTTGTCTACAATATCTATAATTTCTGTTTCTGTGCTACCGCCGTAAGCAACCCACATTTCTACACTTGTAATAGATTGTTGCACTATCGTAGATATTACATTGTAAAGTATGTTTATGGTAATATCGTCAAAGAGCGGGCCGATTGCCATATTAATATCACGCCCACCAATTTCTATTATCAACGTTGTTATGGTACCTGCAAAATCAAATCCATTTTCATATTCTTGATACCCACTGGCTACACCAGATTCTGATAATATATCTGTGCCACTAAATACGTCTGTCTTACCATTACGACCTGTGATGTGCATATAGATACGATCTTGTGCATCTTGTTTATCTACTTTAATTGTGTAATTAGTTCTTCCTCCATTTTCTATATCAAGTGAAGATATATCAACTGTGTTGACAAACGTGGTTCCCATTCCCTCCACGCCCATTGTACTTATACTATTGCCCGATCCTGTAATTTGTGCACACTTATCTGTTCCTAGACCATAACATCCACTACCTGATGGCATGCTTGCGGGTCCTTGACCTCCAAAATCCTGGTCCATATCTCCTTCAAATCTAGGCTGTACAAAACCATTATCGCCATCTAACAAATCGCCTGAGTCTTCGTTAGTGACTGTATTTGTTGTCGTTGTTGTTTCAGTTGTCGTTGTTACAGTATATCCGTCTGCTTCATACTCTATTGTTTCCGTAACTACTTCATCTATTATCTCTTCAATAGTAGGAGTGCATAGTCCAACTGTATCTGTTGAACAATCTACAGCTTTACTAGAAAAGGATAGGAATACCGATATACATAGCCATAGCGTAAAATAAAAACTTTTGGAATTCGCCATCACTTACATCCTCATTTACATTAATCTTTAAAACATCTTCATCATTAAACACTACACTACCTTCTGGTATCATATTTGGATTTGATTTCCATTTTTCTAAAGCTTCACTTCCAATAGCACCCATATATGGAGGCGGAGTGCCTGCCATTACTAAACTGTCAAAAACTCTTGGGTCAGTTGCGAGCAATGAAATTGAGGCAACTTTAAGGCCTGATGCATACAATTGACGGGAAAGCTTCAAAAGCTGACACAGCTCGTCGTCTACTACTATGCCTGTAGCCAAACCAAGTATGTTGGTTTGTATGGCACCTGACGTAGCTACCTTACATATATCAGAATTGTTTACAACGACACTTGGTGCATTTGCGGTAGGTACCGATTTATCCGTTACAACCGTAGAACTGACCGTGTTTGTATCTGCAGCAAGCGCTGAGTTCATCATGCTGTTTAAAAAAAATATTAGTATGATTGCGAGAATTACACCTATTGTTATTGGTTTTAACATTTCCAACGTTTCCTTGCTTGTCTTAATCTTGAGTTAGGATTCTTTGCTGCTCCAGGAAATTTTTTCATTTGTCCTCCACTTCTTGCACAAAATGATTTTCTTCTTCCTGCATCTTTAGATCCTTTTTTAACTTTGCCTGTTACAGCAGTTTTTAATTTAGAACCAGGGTTCATTGCTCTATATTTTTTGACCCCAGCTTTAGTCATTCCCGCCCCAGATTTAGTGGGGCGGAAGTTTTTTTTATTTTTCTTTGGTTGGTTGTCAGCCATACTAGCCTATTACAAAAAATACAGATGCAATATTNGTCAGTGTAGCGTTTGGTTTTACTTTAAAGTTTAAACCCTCAGAACCAAAATCTATATTTTGAGTCAGTGTTGCTCCTGCTGGTGTATTAATGGTTGCTAAAGTT